TTCTCTCAACCGTTTAGCTACATTCGTAGGCGTTTCCTGTCCTAACACCATAGTTGCTACCCATCTCTGAGCGAAACCAGGTCTTGGTTCAGGCGCTTCTAATAAGTTACTCGGTCGCCATTTTGAAACCATTGTAGATTTTTCTACTCTAGTTTCATTGTTTATTTTATTATCTTTGTTCATAATGTCAGGCTCCTTTCTATTGTCCTGTGTCGCTAAAGCTTTTTACTTCTTTAGCAAATCGTTTTAGTGCCACTTCATCGCTGATGTCTATACCAAAAGTTTTAGCAGTTGATAAATCGTCAGAGGTGAGTTTAACTCTATTACCAGTTGTTCCTTTTTTACGAGAAACTCCAGCAACAGGAGATTGCACTCTATTGTTTTTTTGTACTACATTTTCCTCAGCTTTGGAAGTGTTTTCTTCTGATTTATTAAAATAAGAAAGACCACTTGATTTTAGTCTTTTACTCATCTCATCATAATATCCAGGATCGTGCACATCCCAACCTTCTTCTGTTAATTCAGCATCAATTCCATAAGCCATAGCTGTTTCTTTTCTATAACCAGGTTTATTAAACCATGTTGAATTTTCTTTTACCCAATCGGTGGCTAAAGGTGGAGCTTTTCTTTCAGCTTTTACAGTTTTTTCAGGTACTCTTGCAGCATAATCTTCTGTTTTAGTCATTTGACTACGAATTTCTGCCATACTTTCATACAATTTTACTTGTTTTTCAGTATTACCTTCTTCAATTGCTGATTTAAGTTCAGTAGAAACATTAGAAAGTTGATTACCTAGTGATTTACTAGCTATATCATAAGTTCTTTTTTCCATTGTTGCTAATTTTTCTTCTAAATCAACATTTCTTTGTTCAGCTTCTGCTCTTTTAGCTACTTCTTTTTGGATTCTTTTACGAACTTTAACAGAGTAAGGCATATCATCTGAATAAGCTGGAGCTTTTTCAAGTTTAACTTCTCTTTCGTTCTCAAAAGATTTATCTTCATCTTTAGAAGGTTCTTCTTGTTGTTGTTGAAGTTTCTCTAACGGATTTAAAGGTACATTGACCTCTTTCTCTGTTTCAACTTCTTCAAGATTAACTTCTAATTCTTCATTCTTATTTTTCTCATCTTCTATCATAGTTTCTCCTATGTTGGCATTAACCTAAGTTAATGTATGTTACAGTTGTTGAGTTACTACTTCTGGACTTTCCAAAGTTGCAATAATCTCATCATCATTTAATAGCACCATTTTTACTTTTTGTACAGAAACTCTTGCTCCTGCATATCTACCAAAAATAACCCAATCTCCTACTTTACACCAAGGATTTTTTCTATCACTATAACATTCTGGTCCCATAGCAATAACTTGTCCTACACTATTTAAGTAAGCTTGATTATCTTGTGAAGAATCTGATAAAATTATTCCACCTTTAGTTTTTACTACTGCTCCTCTAGGTCTAATTAATATTCTATATCCTACTGGTTGTGGTAATTTTTTAGGTGTTGGGATTTCATTATCTGTTGCCCATGCTTCATTACTATTCATCTTCTATATCTCCTTTTTTATATTTTTCAATTGTTTCATTTATTATTTGAAATGCTTTATCTAAACCCTGCGCATATCCATAGACACGTTTGAATTCAGATATATTTTCTACACCTTTACCTAATAAATTTTGTGATAGTTCTTGTTTGTGATTTTTAATATTTTTCTTGATCGCTTGAATCAGCTGTTCCATTTACATCTTTCTGTAGTTTGTTATATAGTTCATCAAAGCTATGACCTAAATCGTCAGAAGCTTGAGCAAACATTCTAGGTTTAACTTTTTTAATAGAGATTTTTTTATTTTCTAAAAACTTTTTAGCTTGTCTAATTTCTTCTGATCTAACTGCCATCAATATCTTTCGTTGCTAGTTTATCTTTGTTAATACCTTTTTTTATTACATAAGATTGAGTTCCATTAGCTCCAGTTTCAACTTCTTTTTTAAGATTTTTAAATAAAGTCATTTCTTTATGTTTTTTTTCAAGACTTTTTTGAAAATTAATTAATACTTTATTGTCTCTCATTAATCTCTCTTATTATCTTCCCTTGCAACTTTACTGGCAATCTCTACTACTTTAGCTTTTGTCTCAGTGTCTTTTCTAGCATTTTGTTTTTCACTTTGTTTAACACCTTCCATAAATCTAGCTTTTCTAATATTTAATTCTTCTGCTTTTAATTGAAGTTGAGCTTGATCTTTTTGTGCTTCCATAGAAGCTTTTTGTTCTTCAGGAGAAGGTGGCATAGATCCCATTAATTGTTGTGCAGCTTGTGCTGCTGCAGCTGCTATTCTATTTTCTTCTTCTATACTTATCTCTTGTGATGGCTCATCATTTAATTCTCTATTAAAATCTCCAGAAGAAACAGGATTACCTTCAGGTACAGAAGCTTGCATTTGTTGTTGATATAAGAAAGCCATGTGTTGACCCATATGAGCTAACATTGCTGGATATAATCTTTCTTTAGCTTCAGGGTTTCCACCAAATCTAGGATCATTCATAAACTGAGAGTGAACTTGCATATGAGCTTGATGATCTTGATCTTCAAATACTTGAATAGGTTTAGTATTCAGTATAGCCATGTTCTCTGATACTGGATCACGTCTAGGTGTATCTTGATCTTCAATCATTAAATCCATATAATCAGGTATATTAAGAGCTTGTAAAAATCTTTTTGTAGCTTCTTTAACATCTACTATATCAGGAGAAGCTTGTGCTAATTGTAAACCAGTTTGAGCTAAAGCTATTCTTTGAGCTTGAGAAAATATATTAGGATCAGATACGGGAACTACACTAATAGCTTTTGTAAAATCTTTTCTTCTAATTTTTTGACTTCCACCTATTACTTCAAATGAATATTCATCATCTAAATATTCTCCATTTAATTCATAGATTAATTTAAATTCTCTACCTTGAGCTTGGTGTATTCTTTTATGAATAGCAGAAAATACTTTTGATCCTTGTTCTATTAAAGCAACAGTTGTTCCAACAGGACCTGATCCAGCTGAATCACCAATCATCGCATCTGCAATAGAAGCAAAACGTCTTCCTGATTCAGTTAATACTCCAAGTAATTGAAGTAATGTCGGTGAAGGTTCCTTAAAAGGAAGAGGGATAAAACTTTTTCTAAGATCATCACCATAAGCTTCAACTTCAACCCATTCACCAGGAGAAACAGTAATGTCTCCTCCTTCAATTCTTGCTCCTTTAGCTCTAAAGCCTCCATTGAGGTTAGCAAAGGCAGCTGAATCAAGTAGTGCTCTAAGAGCACCTGTGCTAGCGTGTTGTAGTCCGCCGATCATTTGAATAAGGCCAAAGCCATAAAAGCCTAAACCAGGAAGATATTTATAATGTATAAAATAAGTTCTTTTTCTTCTTAATGTATCTTCTTCTTTCCAATTTCTTCTAATTGATAAAACTTGTTGTGATTCATAATCTATTGTAACAATATAAGGTAAAGCTAATTCATTTTTGTCTTCACCTAAATCTAAATTAGTATGAACTTCTAATATAGTATGAATTTTATCTGCCATACTAGGAGACATTCCTTCTAATCGTTGTAAAGTTTGTTCAACCATATCTCCATCATTATTACTTCCTGATCCACCAGCTTCTGATTTAGTTAAAGGTATATCTCTGTAGACACCTGATATTTGATATTTTCTAATATCGTTTCTTGTTAATTTCATTATCTGTGTATATCTTTCAGCAGTTTCTAAATCTGTATTTTCCATAGAAATTACAAAATCTTCTGCTGGTACAAATTTAGAACAAATTCTATCTAACGTATTATCAAAATAAACTTTTTTAAAAGCACTTCCTGCAAGAGCTAAATAAAATAACATTTGATCTAGTTCATTAAAGTAATCTGGAATTTCTTGAGTAACTTGAAAGTTCATAAAGTCTTGAACTCTTTGAGCTTGTTCTAATTTTTTATCAGTAACTTTTCCAATGATTTGAGTTTTAACAGGACCGCCAGCTGGAAACATTTCTGCAATAGCTCTCGCTTGAAACTGTGTTGCTGCTTCAGCGAGTAAAGGGTGATGAACACCAGAAGCTCCCGGGAAAGGATCTTGTCTATCTTCGACAATTACTCCTAACATTCTTAAACCTTTAGAGTATTGATCTTCCCAATTTTTTCTAGAGCTTTTATCATCTTCATAAGCTCTAGTTAATTCTTTACCTAAAAGACCAACTTCTGTTTCATCTAATTCCTCTGCTAGATTAGAATAGTGATTACTTTCAAAAACTTCTTCATCTTTTTCAGTTTGATCTTGATCTACATCAACATTAACTTTTTCACCCTCATCATTGGTGAATTGTAATTTTTTTTTATCTAGTTCAACTTCCATTATTTAACTTTGAGCTGTTTTAGCAGAGGCTTTTAAAGCTTTAGACGAAACAGTTCCTTTCCCGGATCTGCTTGTACCTGCTTTTTTTCTTTTGTTCATATTATAATACAAACCTTTTTTAGCAACTTTACCACTTTTAGTTTTGTGATATCCTTTTTTCATAGTTTTCATAATAACATATTACCTCCTGGTTCATACCATACTTTCCTATTTAGAGATATAAAACAAAAATATTGATAATGAAAGTCTTTTATTTACCTCTAACGGAATCAATAAAATTGTAAACCCTTCCAAATTGCTTGTCAATAGACATTAAGTCAGTTTGGATCATGGTTACTGTTAATTGAAGTTCTATAAGTGTGACCAATGTCCAAGTAGCTAATCCCATAAGGATTGTACCCAATAAACCTATTAGCATTGTATTAGTTTTTCTGTTCATAAAGGTGCTACAATTGCGGTTAATATAATAAAAGCTATTACTAACATACCTGTAAAATAATAATTCATACTAACACACTCCATATTAATTATTTTTTTAGGAAAACATTATATAACAAAAACTATAATAGTTCTATTTCTTTTCTTCGATTTCGTAGAAGAAATTATCAGTATCTTCGGTTTTCCAAGCTCCCGTATCTTCTACATTCCATTCATTTGTTTGTACTTTCCAATCTGGAATATTATTTTTAACAGTAAATGAAGGTAAATCCCATATACATCTATTATTAGGCTGTGCTGCATAGTTGCCATCATCTAACGCAATAACATGTGCGCACTTATGTTCATGTGGAATTTCAGAGTGATCAGTATCTAATATATTACTTTCAGGGTGAGCCCAATCAATAGTAAATAAATATTTTCCATGATGCCACTTTTTATCTTTACCAATATACTTTCCTGAAGAAGCTGTTAAAATAGACCAGCTAGTAACAGTAGGATAATAACTAAAAGAATTCCAAAGCTCAAGTTCATCAAGTCGTCTGATTGGTACTTCTTCTGCTTTAAAGCCACGTTGAATAAATGCACTAATAGGCAAGCGATAGAATATTGCACCGTTCTCCATAAGAGCATGCCATAATATTGCACGTCCACCCATACTTGTAATACCAAAGATAATACAATCTTCAACTTCGCCGTGATGTTTTTTACAATCATATAAATACTCCCTTCTAATTTGTGCATAAGTTGTAGGTATGTTTGCGTTAAGATAAGACAATTAACACTTCCATCTTCTTCTAGCTTGTCTGATTCTAGAATTAGGATCATTTCTTGTTTTAGCAGAGCTTCTTTTTAATTGGCCTGCTGATCTTGCACAATAAGATTTTCTACGTTTAGCTGCTTTACTTCCAGGTTTTACTTTACCAGTAACTGCAGTTTTTAATTTAGAACCTGGGTTAGCTCGTCTATAAGCTTTAACACCTTTAGAAGTCATTCCCGCTCCTGACTTAGTTGATCTAAAATTACCAGACTTTACTGAAGTTTTAATACTTCTTTTAGTTCTAGCCATTATGAATAATCACTGAAACTACTGTTGTCATTTACTGAATCAC